ATGAATGCCATGGACTTAGGAGATCCTGATCCACAAAACCATCGCACTGGATTAGATGATCCAGATGATATTGCAGCCTGGTTTAGTCACGAACGGACTGATGACTGGAGGCAACAAGACTAATTACTTTTTCCTAGCAGCACGAGTGGGTGCTTTGCCTTGCGCAGAAGATTTATTTCCAGAATACGCTCGCTTACCAGCAGCCTTTTCAGTACCCTTTGATTCGTCACGACGAGACTTTAGAGACTGACTTTTCTTACCATTACGAGCACCAAGGGACTCGTTAAGGCGAGAGTTATCACCCTGCTTTTTTGCAGCTTTTTTCTTGAACCTTTCTAGAAGTTCAGAAGGCATTTTCTTTTTGGCAGCCATAGTTTTTATGAAACTGATTTTATTTTAAAGCGACCAATCTATTGAGATACCACTGCGCTTTCCGTAATGATTCAGTACCCCCTTTCTTCTTTTCTCTCCAAACATATTTTGCTACGTTACCTTTTAAGTAGCCTCTATATTCTTCTGGCGTTAGCTGCGCTTCGATGGCTTCAATGCACTCAATACCACCCTCGGTGTAGTGTGCGGGGTGATTCACCATATCGTTAAGCAAATCAGGAAATACCTCTGGGTAAGGAACTTTACTGAGGACATCGTCTGTGTTGTTATTAAACACTTCATAATGCTTATCTAAATAGGTAGACCAAGCTTTGCTATCAATGGTATCCTCACCACTGGTATCAGTTGCCCAAGGGACTGGACAAACACCCCCTGGACAATCCATTAACTCATCAGTTGTATCGATTTTTTTGTACACAGATTCTTTAGAATCAATTGGTTCAAAAAGAATCTTTAGCGATTGATCCCTGTTTGTAGCTTCCTTTGTTTTTGCATCGCTACTTCCATTTCCTGTGGAGCTAGTTGTCCCATGTCCACTACTAATTGCCTGGGTTGCGGTTCCGCCCCCTGCATTATGCCCTGTTCCGCGCTTGGAATCATGCCCGTTAGACCGCATCTTGGTTGTGCCCTTGGATCTATACTTAAGTTATCACGTGGCATGTCATTTTGGGTGACAGCTAATCCTGTATTGTACTGATCGTACATTGGCACATCATTAGCTTCATTATCTAATGGCTGACCAAATGAATCGAGCGTCACCATCCGCTCTCTTAATTCATCATTGGTTTCCAAGAAACTATCAAGGAAATTCATATCTGTCCGGGAGTTTAACTACAATTATAATTGACCTATGGCTTATAATCCCAATTACGATAAACGCCTGGACGCAGGCTCATCTGGCGGTGATAGAACCGATGTCACGCCAGAGAAGTCGTATGACGTAGACATTCGACGTTTATCAGGGGCTGATCGCGAAACCGCGAAGGCTGCGGACACTCGCAACGTCGGCAAGCAGCGTCAAGTTGAAAAGTATCTACGAGCAAAACGATCCGCTGGAAAGTTTCAGCAGAAGAGGGAATACGATGCACCATGGACAGATCGTGAAGGACAAACCCCAGCCTTTATCGAAGGTGATAGTTTTGGCAGAGGCGGAAGCACTAACTATGCAGATAAGAGAGAAAGGTTACGGGCTTCAAGCTATGTGATGCCCGTTAATTCAGACTTTTCAAGAGCGTATGGTTAGGCTTTAGCTAATATTACTTCTGGTGGTTGGTTTTGATATTTTCCCTTGCGCTCCAAATAGCTGACCTCGCAAGGATCACCTTCGTAAAACAGAAGCTGACAAATGCCTTCATTGGCATAGATCCTATTAAACAAGGCCGTGCAGTTACTGATCTCTAAAGTCAAGTGACCTTCCCAACCAGCCTCAGCAGGTGTAATATTTGCCATGATGCCTGCCCGAGCGTACGTAGACTTTCCGACAGCCACAACGGTAATGTTTCTGGGTAAAGCCAGGCGTTCAACAGCAACGCCAAGACAGTAGCCATAAGGAGGGAGAATAAAATACTTTCCTCGCTCGTCTTCATGTAATTCAGTCTCCTTCAGAATATTGGGGTCAAAATCTTTAGCGTCACAACACCCATGCTGAACCCCACCAAAAAGCAGGCACTGACTTGGAGAAAGTCGAATATCGTAACCATATGACGATAATCCATAGCTGAGAACCGGAACCTCATTGTTTTCATTGATCAATCTATCGACAAATGGGGCAATCATCCCGTTTTGTGCATATTCCTTGATCTGTTTATCGCTGAGTACGGCCATGATTAAACGTCGGTTTTAACAATCTACACTAAAACCCTACCCTTTTCAGAATAAATTTCTTGGAAAAAATCGGTTGCTTCAGTGATATCTTCTCGTGGTTGGAGGTAGACAATCATGGAAGAACCTGTAGTCTGACTCTTAGTGCTATCGTCGGCATAATAACGTCTAAGGAGGTTAGGCCGTGACTTCATAATGCAAACAGGATGATCAAAAATATCCTGGCAGTACATGGCCATGTCCATATAATTAGTAAAGTAAATTGCCTGTTCTACTTCTCCTGCAAGCCACTTCCTCTTTAGTGCTCGCCACCAGACAGCATGACCTGACACCAGTGTGGGAGACATTCCACGAGTGACTTTGTACCTGGCATTCTTCTTATCCCAAAAGTAAGACCGCTTGGGAGGAAACAGATACACATTTCCATACCATTGCTGATCATTCAGCCCATCATCAACTGGGGTGAAATACTCAGTTGCTCCTACGTATTTATTAGCGAAGGCAGAGCTGGCAGGATCAAGATCAATAGAACCCATTACAAGACGGGCAGAGTCAATAAGATCTCGATTACTAATTTGCTCAAACTCTTCGTTTCGTATGTTGCCTCGTGCAACCCCCATCAGTCAGCCACCTGGTTGTAATCAATCTGGAAATAACGAATGCCACGCTCATCATTCAAAATGTAACCAGCTCCCGCCATGGGATCTATCTTCTGTGCCGCTTGCAGAATTGTCCCGAACGTTTCAGCTAGTTCACCTTCTGCTTTTTCACTGGCAGAATGCAGCTCTTCTCTAGTCATCCAAAACATTGAACGCTCTTCTTTTGGTTGTAAGACCATAACGCCAGGCCCTTCTTCGTTCCAGAATTTAACGAAGTATTTGCCCATATCACCCAAGATGATCTTGGCTGTAGCATCTGCATAGCGAGCGCTATTGCCATCTAAATCCTTACCGCAAACGGCAAGTAGTAAATCTTCTCTTCTACTCATTGGAGATTAGTTTTTGTTTTTGTAATATAGCAAGCATTTTCGGCTGAGGTTGATAAATAACTACCATCTTTCCCAGCACCCCACGCTTTTTTATGAGTTTGCCATCCTCATCTCGAAGCTTAATGAATTCACCAGAGCGTATTAAATACTCTGCAACACAACGAAGACGACGTTTCAAAGGTAGGTCAGCATTTGGAAAGCGATTGCAGATGGTATCTGGATTCATATCAGAGAAAGCCAAACGCAAACGATTGGCTAGTGTCATGTTGCTATTAGGATCCTCTAACTCAAAGTCTCGGATTATTTTGATGTAACGTCTTAAGGTCTCATCATCGAACGAACCACTAGGCGGAATAAATTGTGAGACTTGTTCCGCAAGGTTAGATGGCAAAAGGGAAGTGTAGTTTTCGATAGTCAGCATATCGATCTGTATATTATTAAAACGATGAGCCATACTTATTCTCTAGGCTTAGGTACGTGATGAAATTTGCTTCTTGTATCCTCTGTATAAAGATTACGAGAAGCAGCAGGATCAAAGGTACGCAAATTAGCCGGAGCACCTTTGGTGAACGTCATGATCAGATTGTTCCAACCGATACGAATCATGTCTCGTTTCGGTCCTGTAGGAATCAAGATGTAGTGAACGCCTTGAATCCAGGCATTCTTTCTGCTCTGAGGATCCTTTCGTTTTCCTGCCAGGATCCAGTTGCGAACTGTTTGCTCTGTGACATTTAAACGTTTGGCACACTCTGTAGTAGAGATGTACTCGTCAGCATAGAGGTCAGGGCTGACTTGATCTGTCTCTCCATTAAAATATTTGGAGTGCCAAAGGGAAGAAAGAATATGCCTGATTGCTTTCAGTTCGTTTGAAATTGCATCTATTGAATTAACAAGATCTGAACTATTCAATTCCGACATCTTTAAAAATTAAATGCTACAGTTTCCGTAAACATACTGCCATTCTCATGGAAGATCAAGTAGGTGCTAGCCAGGAATTTCAAACCCCTGGCCAACTACCTAGGGAGGGAAATTATTACGCTGATCCACAAGGACCGCGTTTTAATAATCCCGCCGAGTTTGATCAAGGAATTGCAAACGTAATGCCTCCACGGCCTGATTTCAAAGCAATGCGTCAACAAGCGATGCAAGATGCAATCCAACAGGTAACAGGTCAGCCTCCTGTAGAACAGCAGCGAGAACCACAACCTAAAGTTGTGTACGTACGACGGAACCTAACACTAGCTGAACTATTGCTTGTCTTTGCTCTTAGTACAGGAACCGTGCTTCTCTTTCAATCTGGCTGGAATTTCATAACAGATGTATTGCCTCGTATCGAGATTCGCGATAAATAAGCAGTCCTATAATTAGGCTTAGGACTTGGCTTTAGCAGGGTGGCGAATAAGCGAATTACACAGTTTGGCCCCATTGAGGCCAGTCAGATTGTTGATCAAGACGTACTGACCCTGGTTAGTGTTTTTGAAATTGATCCAGCACTGCGTAATAAAAAAATTACCTTTAGTAATTTTAGAGAATATCTAGATCAGTATTACGTTAACTCCGCTGAAACAGATCCATTCATTGCGCCAAATGTACTGGTCCAAGGCTATGCCATGGTCAGTGGCTACTTGAGCGCAGGTAGTGGTTTTGTTGCAAGTGGTGATTCAGATTTTATTAATGATGTCACTGTTCATGGTGACCTTTATGTAAATAGTGGCCTCACTGTCACTGAGAATGTCACTACTAACCAACTCAATGCATTTGCTGTCGTCTCGGACACTGCAATTATTGACTCCGGAACATTCACAACAATTGCTACTGGTGTAACAGCTGCTTTCACGACAGGTTTATTTGATAGCATTAATGTCGATACCATTACTGGTACAACATTTACAGGGACCACCCTTAATGTTGAGTTC